CTGTGACATCCACAATTACAAGAATCTTTTTTAGGTGGAGTTGATAATACTTCTTTTATGAGTTTACGTAATCGTTCCATTTTATCCAAATATTTTTCCAAAATCTAAATATATAGCACTTTGCTTAGCAGCAAAATTATCTAATAAATTTTCACTATTTTCTACTTTATCAAGTTCAATTTTGAAAAATTTTATACTTCCATTTTTTAACACATTGGCCAAATATCCACCATTCCCTGGTTTTCTACTTAATTTAGATTCAACCATTTTATATGCCATAGCTTGAGCACCTTCTTTGGCTTCTGTTGGATTACTTAAAGATGAATTTACCGTATCAATATTTTGTTTAATAGTAGCAAATACATTATATTGAGATGCTAATCTTTCTAAATCAGGAATACGTTCAAGTTCAAGCACTTGTTCAAATGCTGGGAGTAAATCGGTTCCTTTAAAGTTTGTAGGGTTAATAGCGGGTCCTTCTTTTTTGGAACCTAAGGCTTCACTTAATGCTTTAATACCAAATATTATACTTAATAATTGAAGGTTATCCCGATCTGTTCCAAATCGACCTAAACCAATTTTACCAACATGTGATTTATATGCTTTAACCTCAACACCCTTTCCATTAATAAATAAATCGGGGTCATCACCTGAACGTCCAATTTTTACATCATTACCTGAGTATTGATATAGCCAATAAAGGGCAATCTCACCATTACCTACACCTTTTGTTTCACCTTCTTCTTCACCTTTTTTAGGTGGGGCAACATTATATAATTTATCAAATTCACTTTTATCTTCAGAACTTACTTGTTCCATAAAAGTTCCATCTTTTAACGTATATTTTCCTCTAGGGGATGGGATAGGTTCACCCTCTTTTAATCCTAAAACTTTACGGATTACATTATCGTAAATATCCTCTTCAGTTCCTTCATTAACAGGTAATTTTTTAGGTGCAAGAATAGCTTCACCTATTAAATTATTCAATAACTCAACATCCTTAGGATCATTCATGTCAGGATATCCTTTAGGAAATTTATATGATATACTATGTAAAAATTGCTCTAAAACGTCCATTTTATGCTGGGGTTTCTTCTGGGGTTTCTGTTGGTGGGGTTTCTTCTTCAGATGGAGGAGTTTCTTCAGTTGGGATTTCTGTTGTATCTGCTAATCCTTCTCCTTCTTCTTGTTTAACTCCATATCGTAAAATACGAGAGATAGCTTCTGCTGCTCTTTCTTCTTCAGGTAAATTAAGTAAATAATATTTTTTTCCTTCAACTTGGGCTATCCAACTTCTTTTACCATATATAAGGTAAAATTCTTGACCATTTTTTAAAGAAATTCTAAAAGTAGTTGGTCTTGGAGCTACCCAATCAATTGAAGTTAAAAATTTATCAAAATCATCTGTAAGAAGATCTATAATGATTTGTTTAAGTTCAGGGAACTTAGTAAGCTCATCGTATTCAACTGCAGCTAATTCAGCTTGCTGTCGACTAGCCACAACTTGGGGAGCCAGTTTTTTAATACGTAGTATGAGTTCTTCTCGCGTCATTATTTTTTATCTTTAAGCTTTTCAATTATAGCTTCTTTAATTTTATCTTTAGCAGACAAATAAGCTGCTACAGCCATTTCTTGTTTTTTCTTTTTTGATTTACCTTTAAATTGAGGTGCTTTAGATTTTTTAAAATCTTTAACATATTCTCCAGCACCCATTGAAGGTTTTAGTTTTTCATCAATAACGTCTTCTTGAGCAGCTACATTTACCACAGCATCAACTTCTGGTTCTTTTAGCTCAAAATCTAGATAATGTTTTGCTGAAATCAACATATCTTTAGCTTTAATAATTTTTGATTGCCACCAATGAGGAAAATCAACTTCACCTTTCCCCTCAAACTGGTCAACTATTTTATAGAGTTCCATAGCGTATTTTCCAATACGATATAAATCTGCTTTAAGCATATGAGGTTCATCATCTTCATGACCTAAATCAAGATCTTCATCTAATTCAACTCCTCTACCTTTTAAAATATCAGCTTTGGTTACTTTACCATCTCCTGTTAAATCAGGAAAAGATTTTTTCTTCTCAGATAAAGGTTGAGATAATGCATTTTGGATTAATTCACGAAGTTTATCTTCTTTCATGGTATCGGGGGATTGAGTTTGTTTTTCTGCTTCAGCCTTAGCTTGTTTAATTGCTATTCCTTGTAAAACTTTTTCAGCATCTACTCCATATTTTTTAACCAAATTATCCCTACGAGTCCGAAGAATTTCTTTTTTGATTTCTTCGGCTCGTTTTACTATTTGTGGGGATAATTTTTCAGTTAAAAATTGCTTCATTATTTTGCTTTGTCTTCAGCAGAAGATACTTTTTTAAATTCTCCTGCTAACTTTTTAAGTTCACCGGCTGCTTTACGAGCACGTCCATGTGCTGCTTTAGCAGTTTTTTCATTTTCACTTTTAACTACCTCTAGTAGTTCTTCCATTTTAGCAACTAATTCTTGTGTGTTCATAGATTTAATTTATATTTGTTTTTATTTATTCTTCTCCACCAATATATTCACTCACGAAAAATTTAAGTGTGTTTCCTATTTGAGTGGTTAATTTTTCATTATTTAATCCTTTAGCCATTTTTAAAGCTGACATAAGGTGGTTCATCAATTCACCTTCATCTCCTTCCATATCAGCAGCAATATCTTCTATTCCACCTCCAGCAGCAGGAGTTTCTTCAGATGGGATTTCTTCAGGGGCTACTTCTTCAGTACTTTCTATATCTACGTCTTCTACTTTTTCTTCCTCTTTATCTTTTTTAGCTTCTGAGATATCAGAAGGGGTAAGTTCGGCTAAAATCATTTCACGGATTTTGGCTCTCATTTTATCTTCAGATTCAGCTAAAAGGGGATTAGTATTTTGGAGTGCTTTACTCTCCATTAAGAATTTTTTTAAGTCAAAATTATCTTTCATTATTTCTTATTATTGGTTGTGTATAAATATTCAGAAAGTAATGTTCCTACGGCTCCTATTTTTTGTCTTATGTAAATCCATTGTTCTTTTTTTAATTCACGGGGTGATCTGTAAGCTATCCCCATCACACCAATTAAATGATTATCTAAACTATGTAACCCAACTAAATATGCTCCTTTAGTACCACACTGTGAGGTAAAATATTCTAAACCATAGGTATCTTCAGTATTATCTAAATCAGGGATTGCTAATTCATTATCTTTATAAACTTTAGATAATGGTCTAGGAAATAAGGATACAGGTATGTTTTGAAAAGTATTTTGAATTGTAGGAACTTCTGGGGTGCATTTTTCATAGAAAATGGAAAATTTTTGGATAGATCTTCCTGTTGGGTAAAAGTATCCTCCATTATGAAATTGGGCTATCCAGATTCTATCGCATTCAAGTTCATTCATCATATCCTCTAATTGACTATCAATTAAAGTAGATGTTTCTAGAGCATCATGCATTGGAGTGTTTAAAGATTTTTTCTCCATTTTTTTCTTAACCCATTCTACAGCAACTGGTCCTATAACGGCAGTGATAAGGGCTACGACAATTGTGGTGATCATCATTTTTTAAGGTTTTCTAGATATTTGATTACTTCATTCAATGATTCTTCGGCACGTTCTTTATTAACAGAACCTATCCAAGTTTCAACATCACCATTTTCTGTAACTGTGCCTAGATTACTTTCTTCTAGTTTTTCTTTATAAAAAACCTTATATTCTTCTATAGTTTGATCAATTTCTTTATTGAACGTTTCTTTAAGATAATCTTCCCATTTTCCTTCTAATTTGAGTTTTGTTTCAAAACTAGCTCTACAGTCCACGCATGTGCCATAGGATTTGAAATAAAATGAGTCTAATTGTCTATCCATTACTTGTTTGCAAGAAGGACAAAATAAAGGAACTGCTGTTTTTTTAAATTTATCTAATTTAGTAATATTTTGCTTAATTCCATCCTTAATAGTCCATGTTCGTCCATCTTCTTGCCAAACATCTCCTTCAACATGATCTTCAATTTCTTTAGTATATCCTATACCATGAGTAATTTTTTCTCCCCCTTTACCTTTAACTAGGTTCCGGACACGTTGGATATCTTTTTCGGCAAATTGTTTTTTTAAAACGTTTTCTGGCATTATAATCCTAGTTTTTGTAATTGTTGTATTGTGCTTTGAGCTGAGGTATGTAAAATACCTATTCCCCCATCGGCTATCCAATCTTGAATATTGTCAGGGCGGTCATCTATAAGTATGTGATATTTTCCTGAATAGTTTCTTTTTTCAGATGCTTTGGATAGGATTAATTTGGTTCCTGGGATCTGGTTGCGAACCCATAAGCGTTTTCCTAAACGGGATTCGGATTGTTTAGAAGGAGCTGATAATATAATGGGATTATATGGTTTAATATGGTTCCAAAGTTGTTTTCCATCGGGCATCCATTTCATTCCTACCCAAAATCCAACACCGGCTTTATCTATTAGGTTCCAAAACTTTTCAGTTCCATATTTTGATTCATATTCTCTTGGAAACATTCCAGAATAAAAATCAAAACGTTCATCAAAATCTGTTAAAACTCCATCCATATCACAATATATTTGATACTTTTGAGTTTCTAATTTTTGTTCTTCCTCTTTTATAACACTATATATTTTTAACAAGCTTTGCATTCTTAAAATTTAGGTAAAGATAATGCTGGGATTCTTTTTCTCCAAATATTTAGGATTTCTTCTTTTTCCTCAGGAGTTATATCTTGCAGATCAAGATAATTATCTAAAATATCTTTAAATGGTTTTTTTTCTTTTTTAGCTCTAAAGTACATACCTTGAAGTTGAGCATCTATTTCTTTTTCAAGTTTAAAATATTGAGATGGGGAAAGTAATTCAGCATTTATAAGATCTCTCATAAGTCTATCATCTTTCATATACTTAGAAGGAAATTGTTCTATATTAGATTGCGTTATATGTTCAATTTCGTGTCGTATAACGTCTTTTAAGTTCATAGATATTTCAGACCACAGATTAGGGAATAAATCTGGGTCTGCAGAAAAATCAATGTATATAGCATACCCATCTTCTGTTTCTTCTAATCCACCATCTATCTTATATGATTCACTGTTTGGAGTTAAAGTAAGGGTGGCATAGATCTCGAATTCTGTTCCTTCTAGATTATAAACATTTTCATATTCTAACTCGGATAAATTAGGAGAAAAATCTTGTTTCCAACTATTAAAAATTTCAGATGATATTTTATTAGAAATTTTATCGTATCTTCCTTCTTTAAGAATACCTTCAGTTAAAGTATCTGTCCATCCTCTAAAAAGCATATTACCTTTTTCATATGCCTCTCTTTCAACCTCAGGTAAATCTCCTTCCTCATTTGTATTTTGAGTAGCAATATTAGCTAATCGACCATCTAAATTTTGCATATGATGAATCATTTCATGTGCAAATGAACGCATAACATCTTTTGGATGTCTTTTGCAAGTATATAGTACTATAAGTTTTTGATTTGGGTCATAATATGCTGTTTTTCCAAAAAAGTTTTCAGCATTTTTATGATCATCATGAATAAACTTAATTTTAGGTAATGGATGTAAATTTAACCCATGTAAAACCATATGTTTAGTTAAGGATTTTACATGAGGTAGATAATCAAATGATAGGGGAGTATCTAAATTTTCTTTTACTACCGATTTAACGTAATCCCATACTATATCTCTTTCATCTCCTGGTAGCTCATCGGGGAGATATTTGCTAAATTCTTCTTGGGATATTTTTGCTGCTTCTCTTGCTTTAGTTCCACTAATCCCTCCAGAGGTAATTATGTTAAGTACCTCAACATTACCCCCATATTTTTCAAAGAATGCTTTTCTTTTATTAAAATCATCAATATCATCGTCACTTCCTTCTCTTGTCCCTACTACAGCGTATACTTTATCTTCAGCATGATCTTGAAGATAATCTTTAATATACTGTAAAGGGGATTGGGCTTTAACTATTTCAACTTTATTTCCAAGGTATTTTTTGTACATATTCCATATAGAATATGATTCATCCTGAGAAATATTATTTCTTAAACCACTTCCTACTACAACATAAAATTTAGTGATTTCGGGGTAATCTTGAAGAGTTTTTTTAACTACACTAAAATGACCTTTTGTAGGTGGTTTAAATCCCCCTCCATATAAAGCTATTATATTAGATTCTTGCTCAAGTAGTCCTACTAATAAGGATTTTGCTAATCTATTCATTTAACAAAATTATTTACTTTTTGTTTAGCTTCATCAAATGTATCAAACTGTTGTTCAATATCTATTAATGACTTAATTTCTTGATTTGTTTTTTCCTTTTCAGCTTTTGATTTAGCTAATTCCTCAGGTGTTTTAGGTTTACCTACGGGCATAGGAAATAACTGTTGAATTTTTTCTGGGTCGAATGATTTATCAACGTCTTCAGGGTCATTGTTTACTATAACAATATTATCTCCAAATTCTTGTTTATATAAATCAATATTTGAAACTAAACCTTTCCAACTGTTTAATACAGCACTTGTAGGTAAACTTCTACCTCGTTCAACGTTTCGTTTTAAAGAAGTCATAGGAGAAACATAAATCATTATCATAAATGTTTTGTATCCTAAATTCTCTAATTCTTGTTTTTTCTTTAACAATGGTTTTGATGCAGCACCAGTTCCATCAATTATAATATTTTGTAGAGTACTTATTGCTTGAGTTTCTTTTTCTTTAGTAGATGCTCTAGCTTGTCCCATCAATTTAGCTGCTTGGGATAATTCTTCAGGTGACATTGAAGCAAAATCTTCTTTGCCTAATTCTTTTTTAAGAAGTTTTTCGTAGTCTTCATCCACATTTATCATGGTAAAACCCTTAACTCCTAACTTATTAAGTGTGAAAGTCTTACCTGCTCCGGCGGGTCCAGCCATAAAAATAGCTTTGGGAGTGGATTGGATTTCCATTAATAGTTGAACTAAACTTATCATGTTTATACATATTAAAGTTTTCGTTTAGCTATTGTTTTAAATTCAGTAAATATTGGGGAATGAGTTGGGTTTTCTAAATCAAACAAACGTTTAACTGTTTTAAATATATCAATGTTTTCTTCAAATGTGCGAGATGATTCAACTATTTCCCATCCTTTACCCTGCATTTTACCTTTAGCAGCTTTACGTTTTGATGATTTAAGCCATAAAATACCATAACGATCTATCTTTTTACCAAAACATTCTTCATAACATTGCCCATAGACTGCAGTTTGTAATTCGTATGTTGTTTGTAATTGATTGGATGTTTTTAGATCCAATAGCCATAATTCACCATTTATCTCAACTATCAAATCACAAGTTCCAGCTACCTGTAATACATCAGAAAATATATGAACTTCAGTTTCTATTAAAGTAGGGTTAAATTCTTCCCAAAATTCTACAAAACGTAAAAACATTTGCCATACATCTGGGTTATATTGGGGGCGACCTCGTTCATCTAAAAAATGTAATTCTGCCCCATTTAGGTATTCTTCACACAATTCATGCACTTGAGTTCCCTCTTCAGCTGCTTTTTTAACAATATGTTCAGAGGCAAATCCTACTTGTTTAAGCCAATTTTCAAAAAATTTCCCTTTAGGATAATATTGTAAAACATAAGTTACAGAAGGATAATATTTACTATTTCTTCGATAATATCGAGAATCTGGGAGGGTTATTTGGGTTGCATCTTCTGAGATTTCTAAAATTCGGTCATAGGATTTTTTGATGTTCCTTTTTTTCATACTAAGGATAGTTTTTTCTCCATTAATTTATAACTAGTAAGTGGAGTCGTATTTTGGATTAATTTGGTGAAATGTTCAAATCCCATTTCACTTGGGTCTTTCCCTTTTAGTTCTACTAAATATACTTCTTTTCCTTCATTTAAAAGTAATTCACAGAATTCTAAAGCTTTTTCAATAGCATCATTATCTAATGCAATGTATATTTTTTGTACCTTTGAGGTAACTATTTTTTTCATCAATGATGGTTGTAAGTTTTTTCCAAACAATGGAATAGCATTTCGTTTTATTGCTATTGCATCAAATGGTCCCTCACATAATATGATAGGTAAATCCCAATTAATAAATAACTCGAACGGTATTATATCGCGAGACACTTCGGGGTTACGGTATTTGATGAAAGGTTCTTTCTCGAATGATCTTGCGGTGAAATAATTTAATTTACCATTAGAATCATATGAGGGGATAATAATCATATTAGCATATTGTCCATATTCACAATATCCAATATTATATTTAATTATATCACTTTTGGCTATATTTCTTTTTTTAAGATAACTTAAAGCATGTCTTGAAATAAGACTTTCATCAAATGTTTTATACTCCTTAGGAAGTTCAACTAAATTAGAAGTTATAATTTCTTCAATATGATCCCCAGACTTGACTAAAGGTTTAAGTTGAGATAAAATTTCAGATGAAACTTCTATTTGTTTAAATAATGTAGTTATTTTTTGACCTTTTTTCCCACATACCCAACATTGCCAAGGATTATTACCTTTTTTATTTTCAGTAAAATTTATTTCAAGTTTTGGTTTGTGATGGTGACAAAAAGGACAATGATATGCCTGATTACCTCGAGCTGTTCTTTTACCTGTTCCTAATACAGAATTTACCAAATTGACTAGCAACTCATTTACCATAACCTTAATTTACAAAATTAATCTTCAAGAGCAAAATCTTTTCGATAAAATTTTCCTAATATATTATCATTAAACCAATCCTCAGGATTTTCTAAAACTTCATGTTTGAAAAGATATTTACATTCATAATATGTAAGAAGTTTTTTATTTGGAACTATGCATAGTATTTTTCTCATAAAATCATCATGTTTCTTTTGTTTTATAAGTTCCATGATAGGTTTTGCAGAACCATAATATGTTTTCCAATCTGATTCTTTGATTGTTTGTTTTGTAAAGGATTTACGGCCTGGGCCAGATTGTTCTGATAATTCTTTTTTGGTGAGTTTTTTCTTTACATTGTGGTAAAGAGATTTTTTTCCTATATAGGATTTTCCAGAGGGGAGATGAGTAACAATATATATAAAACCATATGTTCCTTCCGGGAAATCTTCTATAGTAAATATCCTTTTATCTTTGTATAACCAATTATTCATAAAATTTACATATCTAAATTAACTAATATATTAGTATCTGTTATTGAGGAGAGTGGGAGTGGTTGGGCTAGTTTAGCTACGGCTAATAATTCTTTATTATTGTTATATAAACCTACTGTGGTTATATATGGGTCAAAATATGAACCGGTAGCAAAATCATACAATATACCACTATTTGAACTTCCTGAAATTAGTGTTGGGTTTTGGGAAAAATTAAATTCGTTTTGTCTAATAGTGCACTTATATTGGGTTTCGTATATAGTAAGGGTACTATCAAATGAACAGGTTAAATTTTGGGAAGCTATTATATCTTGAATAAATATAGTATCATTTACTCCATATAAAACAGAACCATAATTTACATAACCATACCCGTCTTGTCCAGGTACCCCATCACTAGTAAGGATTACCATTCCATGTTCATAAATTATATCTCCTACTTTTTCATTATTAAAAATAAGATTCCCTTCCCCATCATCAGTAATAGAACCACTTTCATAAGATAAACCAAATGTACCTGGTTTTATATATTCCCCAAATAAATTGGATGGGATTGAAATTACTCCAATTATCTCTCCTGAGCCAGTTGGAAAATATCTTGAAGCTAGAAGAGTATTAGTAAGATAATTATATGCATTTGGAGTATAAGCAGTAGTAGTAGTTATAGTTCCATCAGTATTAAAAGAAGCTGTTGTTACTGGGGATCCGTCATCCCCAAATAGGTAGTTGTAATAATAAAGTTCTCTGATGGAGCGATAAACTAGAAATTTATCTTGAGTAGATATGTAGCCTGTTGGGTTAGATCCAGAATACCACAATGATGAAGTTATATTTTCTCCTATAAAAAGATCTATTCCAGATCCAGTCAATGCTGAAGTACCTTCAAATGTAAAAAATTTATTTACCTTGAATGGCGAGACAGTAACGTCCGAAGTTATGAATGGTTTGAAGACGCTCATTCATTATTAGAAATCTAGTTTTACTCTTACAAGTGCTTCCTTAGTAAAATCTTTTATCAAAGGTCTTGACATTTTAGCTACAGCTAACAATTCATTAGAATCATTATAAAATCCTACAGTTGTGATATATGTTTGAGGTTGGTTAATAAACTCATCATAAATTACCTCGCCAGTAGAACCAGAAATAAATGTTGGGTTTTCAGAGTAATTAAATTCACTATTTCTAGCTCGAACAAATATATAATCTGAAGTTATAGTTTCTTGGGAGTTTAATGAGAAGCTAGCTCCAAGAGATATAGCGTCATATAATCCCCTGTTGTTAAATCCTTCTGAGTTGTTAGATCGGCTTGGAGCTACATTAATTGACTGAGATATAGCGTAAGGATTTAAAAGAATAGTTCCTAAATCAGGGAAAACTAATCCATATGAGCCAGAATTAGCAACATATCCTCCTCCAGTAATTGCTGAGCCATTTGATCCTGATACTAATTGGAATACTCGAGAAGAGCCAATAAACGTATTAACCGATACGTCATTTGAATTATCAGTTAATTGAATAGATCCATTTGATCCTGAAATGGTTAAATTTAAAGATCCAGGGAAAAGTGATTCTTTATATCTAGCTCTTTCAATACTAAGTACCCAAAAATGATCTCCGGTTACTACATTATTATCAGTTCCAAAAATAAAAGAAGCATTTTCATCTTCTAGAATTAAAGAACGATATTGCCCATACATTGTTTTAGTTGGTGAATTACCTGCTACAATAGAATTGTAAAGAGTACTACCACTTCCTAAAGAATCACAATAAACAACATCAAATTGAACAGCCGCTACATCTTCATTAGAAGCGGTTTGATAAACACTTAGATAAAAATCACCTGAGGAACCTGCTTCTTGGATAGAAGATGTATAAAATGAAGTAAGTGTTGGAGTATCTGTTGACCATAATGTAGCGGTTATTGAATCACTACTTACAACAAAATCTTCTGGGTCTAGTCTTTTAAAGCTCATTTAGTTTTTAATTTACTTTATTAATAGTAATAGGAATAGTTATTCTAGCACCACTATCTAAACCAACTACAGTTAATGTAGCTGCAAGTGATGTATTAGAGCCAAACAATGTGTTTATAGTAGTTGCTCTTAAGTTAAATTGAGTACCTATGATTGTTTTAGATACATTAGTTCCTAAAGTTGTTGTTGCCGTTGTATTTGCTTGAGAAGCAGCATCTGTATTAATACCAACTCCAGTATATGTACTCATTAATCTAACATCAGAAATAGTAGCTGAATATCCACTGGTTTCAAATGTTTGATTGTTGCCTAGATAATTTAGTGTTTGAGGTGTAACTGAAAGGGAAGCTCCTTGTTGTAATGTAATAGCAGTATAACCTAAATCAAGTACAGGTAATTTAGCTGTTCCACGAGGTAGAGTAGCTAATTTATATTTCATGATTTGAGTTTCTTGTGGAAATGCTTCTAATAAAGGCATATTTTGAATAGCTTCGCCATAAAATGCAGAACCTGAAGGATGTGTTGGGTTATAAAGAGTATAATCTATTTCATCATCAGCTAATGCAAACTGGGTGATTCTGAAAGAACCATCGTTTTTGGCTAGTAACTCTCTACCTTTGGTTGTTAATATTGCGTCAACTGTGACGACTTGATTATTTAAATATCCCATGTTTTATTTTATTATAAATATATTATATTAATAAATATTATTAAAGCAAACCTTTCTGTGTAAGATCCTCGATATATTTTCCTATATTTTGTTCCATTTTATCACTTACATATTCTGGTTTGATTAGATATGGAGGTTCTAAACCAGCTGTTTTATATCCATTGAATATGATAGAACCAGCAGCATCAACATATCTTCTAAGTAAAAATTGATTTAAATTTATTCCTGATCCTGAAATTGGGCGATCAAAGTCTACACTTAACCTAGGGAGTGGAAAGGATCCAGAAATAATTGTTGCTGATTTAACTATAAATGTTTTAGTTTCATCCCCTTCAAATCTGAATTCATCTCCTGGTTGGATAGTAAATGGTAAAGTAATTGGAAAGAAACCAGAGTTATCTATGTCTTGTTGATGTGTTTGGGGGTTATCATAATATTGCAGTAGTAAAGAACTAGAGGCAAATATCCTACTAGGGATTAAAGAACTATAATTCCATAATCCTGGGCAAGATATAGAGGGGGTTGGGAGTGGAATTTGGGAAATTTTAAATGTACTAGCTGTTGTGTATTTTACAAAAGGATGAGCTACTAATACTTCAAGATAAAATTGATCATTTGCTTGAATTTCATTTCTAGGCATATTTACTGAAAAAATGACATCAGCAGTAGAATTTGAAGGAATATCTCCAGTTCCATTAGCATATCCTTGCCCCAAATAAGTTAAATTTCCTCCTCTATCTCTAACTAATCTAACATATCCTGTAGAATCAGATTGGAGGAATACGTTTATTGGAGTATTTTGTAATTTGATATTCATGTTGAATACCAAGTTAGAAATCTCAGAGGCTAAACCTGATGCTGGGATAATATATTTACTTAGGGTGGTATTTAATTCTGTTGTAATATCTACTCCTTCAGATAATATATCCTGGAAGTTCATGAGGGTCCATACTAATGGGGTTGGATTTGTATTTGCTGTGGGGGATAAAGTAGCCATGTAGTCCCCAATTGTAGTAGTTGCAATAGGATTACCATCAGTAAATGAAATTTCACTAGCAAACGACATTGAAGTTGCTTGATAATGGCTAATTTGGTTAGTTAAAATAGGCTCTATTTTAGATCCTCCTCTAAATACGGTTTTAAAGTCTGGTTGAGTGTTTGAAGAATTACCTACAGATTCTATAGTTATGTTTTCTCCAGTTAAAAAAGTTCCTTGATTTATAAATAATGCATTTACTTCTGTATTTGGGGCAATCAAGTCTCCATCCTCACTTATAAAATATTTAACTAATATTCCTGAGGTGTTCATTTTTTCTGGTGGGTACCCTCCTATATTATCGCTATAAGCGATATATGTTTTGAGAGATTCTACTGCAGGTAATTTACCATATGTTCCTTTATCTCCTCTACTCCACTTGTTAAGTTTTTGGGAAGTAGTTCTACTACCGTTATATCTAGGATTTATATGGCGTAAAATAGTATAATTAGAGTCTTGAACTGCTGCTCTAGTAGCACTTCCACTTATAAGAAGATCAAAATTGGTTGGGGTCATTAAACCTGTTGAATAATCAACATCTTGCCAAAAATTACTTATTCTATTATCTACATTATTATTTAATAGAGCATTTTCATCACTATTGTAGAAATTTGGAGTTGTAATATATGGTTCTAGAATTATAGGATCACAAACAGATGCAGTTGGGGCTATACTTTGAGTAATACATAAACTAGCACTTTCTATATAAACTGTAGCTCCTATAGGGCCTGTTCTTGAAACTTGAAAAGATAATTGGTTAGATTTTAATGGAAAAACAGAAGAAGATATTACATGAGTTGAATATCCTGGGGTTATAGTAATTGGGTTAGATTGATATGATGTTGAGTTGAGCAATATATCAAATTTTCCTGCTATTGGAGAAGCAGCATTAGAAAACACATATATTGAAGATGTTAATATTATAGGAATATTAGGAGTATCTTCTAAAGAATATATACCGGAAGAAGTATTGAAATAAGGAGTACCATAATGAGCGATATTACCTGAAGAAGAATCCCAATTGTTGATTGTGGAAGAAGTTGATGTTATAGTTTGGGTTGTGGTTTTTGATGCCGATACAAAATAATCCTTTATTTCAGTGTCTATCCCAGTACCAGTATTAGTAATATTTTGGTTAGAAATTTCGTATAAATAATAATTTGAATTTTCAGAAATATTTAAAATATCGTATTCAACATATGAAGTTCCAGTAGTATATTTAATTAAAAGATTAGTAATTTGTCCTAATGGAGTAGTATTATTATTTCCATTACAATCTATTTTATGGATTTTAATAAATGCTTTTTGTTTTTCTAGAGTTATTTTTTTCAACCTAGGAGCCATTATTAAAATTTCCCCAGGGGATGGTGTAGTTAGGGGGTTTAAAAATTGATCTTCAGTAAATGTTGAAATATTACCTACCCCGTATAATCCATTTCTGTATAAGATAGGAGTGTATTCAAAAGAAGTTAATTCTAATGGATATGCTTCATTTAATATTTGAGTTGTAACTATAACATTAGATCCACTAAACTCTCCATCATAAAATTCTTCTTGAGAATCATGTAACGCTGTTACACTACCTAAAGGAGTTACATATGTTTCATTCCAACTTTGAGTAATTCCAAATATATTATCAGGCCCATTACCATCAGCCCCATAAGGAGAGGTATTTACTCCATTAAATATTTCAAATACTCCCCCGGTACCAACACTAAATTCTCCTATTTCAATAGATCCAGTATATTCATCTCTTTCCCAGCTAACTTGCGGTTGAGGATATTTATTTCGTTCAAGCAAATGCTGTTTAATAACAATTCCAGAAGCAAGACTTGTACGTGCAGGTACAAAATCTTGAATCATTTTAAATAATGAATTGTCAAAGAATTTTATTAAACGTATAAAATCAACTAGATCATAGTTTTTAATATATTTTTCAAAATAAGCATTTCTTAAATTATCTAAATCAGGGTATGAATTGCCTAAGAATCGTTCGCTAGGGTCTCCTATGTAATCTCCCATGTTAAAAAATCCAAGTTGACTCATTATATCCTCATTTATTTCATTTTGAGGGGAAAATGCTACTTCAAGATAGTTTACATTTGGGGTATAACTAGCACTGGCTTCGATTACTTGTTCTAGTCTTCTAAAAGGGGATAAAGTACTTCCTGTTGGTAAAGTATTTCCTTCTATTCTAATTTTATCACTTATAGTATTTCTAATACCCGCTATTGGTTGATCATAGAAGAAATATTCTATGTTTGGTAGGAATGGGGCAACATTAGGAATATTAAAGTCACTAGTACCAATAAATGAGCTAGTTGTAACCCAAGAACCTGTTACTTTTGGATGAATTGAAACAGACCCAGTATATAATTCACCTCCTAAAGATGCTCGAAAAGCAAGTTCATTTGGTCCATTATTTAATGAATTTCCTTCAATTGAACAAGGATTCATTATATAATCTTTAAATACATTTTCACTTAATACTGTAATATAATACCTAATTTCTTGGAGAGAACCTGATACTAGATCAGTATAAAGGTTTCCAGAAATAGAATTGGTTGAGGAAAAGTATGATATTTGTCCAGGTGTAGTCCAAGCTGTTGGATCTTCAGTTAAAGAGGCAGAAGCATAAAAACCTAATAATGTTCCATTGTTTCCTCCTTCATATATTTTATTCCCAGCATATAATCCAAAATCACTACCACTTCTATTGACCATCACAGACCACCACCCACCATCAAAAAATGGCAAATAGATACTTGATGTTGAATTAGGATAATTAAGAGCATCAGGATAAAAAGTTAAAGTAGCATATTGATAATATGGATCTATTATAGAACCACTATAAGAACCGCTAATATATCCTGAGCCTGTGTATGTTAAGGTAAGGGCTGAATTGGAATCATTATACCATAAACTTTGGGAATATGGGATATTTGATGTAGGTAAACCATTGGTTTTAAATCTAAAAGCAAGTGTTGAAGGTACATCGTCTGGGGAATTCCAATCCGTATTTAAGTCCCAAGGGGTAGTAATAAAATTGTTAATAGTAGAAAATGAATAGTTAAATTCATTTTGCCAATAATCCCAATCGTTTGAATCTACTTTATCTTTACCTCCATATTCATTAATCCTTAATATCGTATCAGGAATACCATATGAGGTAATTAGAGCGCGTAATCCAGGTATAGTACCTTTTGCTTTAAGCAGGTATGGTAAATTATGATAAATGCGTTTATATAGCGATTTATTAACATCATCTAACGGTAAATAATCATTAGAAGCAGATATTAAGGTATCAACATATTCAAATCCACTAGGTGTTGGGAGTGAACCAGTAATATTAGGGAAAGGGAATAAAGCACCATCAGGGGTTAAACCTAAAAATGCTGTATAAAGATCATTATTAGAAAAATTATTTTGGTATAATTTAACTCCAAAATCTCTAATAGCATCTGCAACTAAATCTTTTGATATTCCGTATTCTAATCTATTATCATTATTATATTTTTGAGTAACATCTTTATAGTAAATCCAAATATTGTCATAAAATTGGGCCACCATGTCAACAAAAAGTTCATACTGGGCGTTATTTGGATCTTCCCTTAGGTATTCGGGGATAGAATAAAAAAGATTATCTTTATTTTCTTGATCAAAATTTGATGCTGAGAGGATTATACCTCCATAGTAAGGATTAAGGGTATTATCACTTCCAAACCAATTTAAAACAGCATTACTTCCCGTAGAAGCTAGTAGATAAGGTGGTTCTGAGGTTGTTTTAGGCCAAGCCCATGAGCTACTTTCATAATACAAGTAATAATCATACCCATCAAAATTAGTTATAATATCACTTATTTTATTTTCTAAAATAGTTATACTGTTGACTACAGCAAAAGACGAAGAAGTTGATCCTGTTATATCAGAATTTATTAAAGCAATTGAAGAAGAATATTGTTCAATTAAACTAACTTTATAATAAAAATTTTCTAATCTTGTTTTGATTGAACTAAAATGAACAAAATCTGAAAAGTTTGTATAATCAAGATTTATTTCTAATTCTTTTTCTTCTAATAAACTACTGAGTTGGTTTTGGGAACTTAAAATGGGGCTATTTAATAAATCAGAATATGATAATTCTAATGTTGAATTGTTTACCTGGTCTTTTAAAGGAATATTAAAATTAGGGCCCTTAAGAGGAAGAGTATCATCAAATACAAACGGAGTTTCTATTGGAACAACTTCATAAGATTGAGGAGGATAAACAAGAGTAACAATCCATAGTTGACTATTTAATTCATATTCATTTGGGAGGGGACTATATAGTTTAACTAATATTGTAGGATTATCAGGAGTAGTAGTATCTAGACTAAAGTTATTAGCTAAGAAAAGATTATTTAATCCAAAATTTACATAAAACTCTAAAAAATATGGACTTTCTTCTCTTTTTTGAATAAACTTTGTTGCTTGTTCTACTAAAAATAAATCATTGATAATGGTACTATCTAATCTTATTTCAGTTCTATCAGGAGATATTTCTTTTATAAAAAGAGTTTCTAAATATGAACCTACTTCTTTATTAAGAAAATTAAAAGATATTGAATTTGGTGAAGAAAATAAAAGAGAAGATTCACTTAATGAATCAAAATCAATTAAAATTTCACTATATGTTTTAACTCCATCTATTATATTTTCCCCTAATGGAATATATTCATTAAAATTGTATTCTGAGATTGATAAGGACTCGTTTGAATCAAGTCTATCAGTATCTAATGTTGGTGAACTTGAAAAGGAATGAAATTCAATATAACTTGTAGGAAGAAATAATGAATTTACTTCACTAGGATTCAGTAATGAACTATCCTGTTGATTATTTATTAGGGGATCTGTTGAAGTAGGAATAAAATCAAAAGCCATTATATGTTATTTTGAGTTTGAAGAGCTACAATTTGTTTTTGAGCGTCAAGTAATTCAATTCTTAATTGTGCAATTTCTGCTTGAAGAGCATCTATTTCTTCTTGGTTTTGGTTAAAATTAATATAATTACTACTTGTTTTGATTAGATATTCATGTGAATTAGTATTCCCTAATTCAGGTATGTTATAAAACAAATCATTATACATTTGAAAAAATTCTTCAACAGTAGGTTGTTGTTCAAGTTGTTGTTGAATTGTTTGAACACCAAGTTGTTTGAATGAAGTATCAATTACTTTTTGGTAAGTATTTTTATCAACTGATGGGACTTTTAGTTCGAATTTTTCTTTCATCCGTTAACTACTTTAAAATAGTATTGATCGTCAAAAATTATAGTAGAACCATTTACAATGGTTTTAATTAATATAGCGTAATATCTTTCAGGTTCTAACCCATTCATGTAAATATCAAAATAATTTCCATTTACATCAGAACTTATTTGAGTATATTGATCATCAAAGTTAATAACATATTCATTGGTATCCAAGTCTTTTACAGCATAATACGAAGAAGTAGGTAAGAAATATAGATCAGTAAAATAAGATGTTGTTTGAAAAGTTCTTGTAGGATATAAAGGACTAACATTTAAT